AATAGTCACACCAAAAGAACAAGTCAAAAACGATAATATATACTAAAACAAATAGTAATCTAGAAAACTATCTAATAAGGATTTAGTAACAACTACAAACGTGTAAACAAGTTAATTAACTATACAAACTTGTTATATTTAAATCTTCTTAACTCAACTCCATTCGTGTAAGCACAAATTACAGAGTAAAATTACTAGTACTTGTGTGAAAATCAGTATCTTGGAAATATCAAGTGCATTTGTAACTGGAAAATGATTCCGAACAGACCTAGGGTTCAACATGACGATATTTACAATGTTCTTCCCCGGGCACAGGCTGCAATTGGAGACCCGATACAACCTCCACTATTGCAAACCATCCGAGACTCCCACAATCTTGGACACCAAATCCAAGGACTACAAATGGAGGCTGAGGCAACTATTTCTGATGATATACCTTTGACATCTGATATTCCTCAACAAATAATCCGTTTGGTAGATCAAGTCCCAACTGGAGGACCCCATTATGATGATCATTTCCACCTGGTTTCAACTTGGATATTGCACCTTACAAAACGGGCCAATAATAATTCACCCTCTAGTAATCTATCCCTCTTCTTTTCCAGTCTATGTCATTACATGCCGAGGATTCGACATATTCTTAAAACATATGCTACTGATTCCAGGACCTACCAGGTGGTTGAATTGCCCTTAGGTGACTTCCTAAATCAGCATGATGCAATTGACATTAATGAGGAGAATCCTGACGGAGATGTACTCTGCTCTAGTGAAAACGATAAGGGTCGTTTAACATTGGGATTAAATTGTCTCTTGATTGGAAAACACATTAATACAGTAAACCACCAATCATGGTTTGAAAAACGGATCAAGAGCATCTCAGGGACACTCTCCATCCGACAAGAAGAAGTTCAGGACTTTCCTTCCTTCGATATCAAATACTGCCAAGATGTGTATGGGTCCCTTAGTGCTCACAAGTTGTTGAGATCTAGAATTTTCACACATATACATTCCTTGGTGAAAGACCCGAATTCACTACAGGCACTGTGTGTGGCTGTTTGTGGGTTGCTATCCGGATGTGAGATGACTAGTTTCTTGCTGGCATATAGAGTTCTGCTATGTGAAAACCCGACACTCTTTTATTTATATGACCTAAATAGTATTGCAGGAGACCTGCAAGTGGCTCTCAAAGTTTTCAGGAACTTTGGAGATATGAGGCTGTTTGCCAAGTTATTGTTAAATCACAATGTTGGCAGGGTTTTTAACACCCCAGCAATCAGCAAACTGGCAAAAGTTGCAAGGGCTTTGGCTCTAGACGCAGGTGAGGCCTCACTTGCAAATTACACCATGTCCGCAGATTCTGAAGGAGAACGTACCTTGATAGCCAGAGTTAGAGAGTTCAGAAAATTATTGTCTGGTTGTGAGTCAGTTGAAGGTGAGAGAGTTAGATCAGCTTTCATGACAGACTCTCGCCAAAATGAAGCTATCCTCAAATCAAATTATTCAAATCATTTTCCAAATGTGATAGCAGCTGAACCCAACATAATGATTCCAACATTCAATGCACCTGGAGTTCAGAGAGATAACTAAGCGTTGCTCCAATGTCATGCTATATATGTTTTAAATCAACTGATTAACAATATTATTAAAAAGACAAGTCCAAAACGGTATTCTTATATCAATATAGTGTTTTTATCAGCCATTTACTTGGAATTATCTCCCTGTGTCTTCTTTAAGTCAATTGAATTCTTGATAATTAACTTACTCTGAAAGATTCCATGAGCAAATTTAATGACTCATTCTCTGGGTGGAGACAATCTCCACAGATAATTAGTGACGAGGAAGACTTGATTGAGAGTAAATTTCATAATAGACTTCTGATAGAGTCACCATTTTATCGTGAAGACAAACTCGATGTCAACATTGAGGTTTTAGATTCCATTCTATCAGACGAGAACAAAACTGTTGTTTTAGAAAATCTGTATGATAAATCTGTAACACCATCAGAAAACCCGGTTATCAGTTCTGCTGCCAGATCACACCTCAATTCTCTATCTGAAAGAATAAGAGGTCTTCAGATTTATCAAGGGGGTGAAGTCAGTGAAGAGATGGAGAATGAAAAAAGAATCATCCAGGATAGCATTGAACATGATACAGCGGTAGGAGAGAGTGAGTTAACTGAGAATTACACTGATGAAGAAGGCAAGAATCCTGACAAAGTTGAACAAGATGACAGGCCTACATGGTTCCATTCAATTGCTGAAGGATACGTGTCTCAAATAACGGGAACAACTCAGGAGAGTGGGACAAACCCGATACCAGCAGGGAGCACGCCGCCCTCAAGCAGCTGCAAAAGCCTGGATAAGGCCGTCAAAAGAGAGGCTGATCTAATTCGGTCAATGACAGTGACCCCTTCACACCAAAGTCCCCAGATTGGTGGTCTGGAATACAACAAATGGTCCGATACCACCACACGCAATGATCCAGAGGAAGCGCAGACCACTCCGGCCTCTCCCGAAGCGGATAGTCATCAGAATGTCCAGGGGTCTGAGGATGGAAGCAACGCAGGATCACTTCCTTGTTCGGATGATGAGGCGCCTCCTGTCCCTAGGTGGCTGATTGCTGACTCAGCAGAGCTTGTACAGATACAAGCAGAGATACTGCACACGATCAGAGAGGCGGACTGCCTTGATGATATTCAGTGTCAGCTGGAATCTGTAGTGGGAGGAGTCCCATCCGAGCTATTGATCTTGATGATGTTGAGAGGTGATTTAGCCATCTTAAAACTAAATCAGGATATTATTTTGGACAACCAGGCAAAGCTGAGTAGCAATCTTCAAAAGCTAATTGCTCAGGTGGACAAGTTGACACAGAAGGTAGAGAACATCACAAAAGCTGCAGTTTCTAAAGAACCTGAAAGAATCCCAGAGCCCACTGCTCCTAAGCCTACCGGTGCCCTAAAAAAGAAACCCATATCAATTCTTTCAGAGACTGATGGTGCTCAATCATTGTCTTTGCAACAGCACCTGAGCACTCTCTCACATCAGTTCCAGGATAACTTCAAAAAGTCCAGTGCACCTGTCAGAACACAGGTTTCGAGGCAATTTAATTCAAGAACAATGCATCAAGAGTCTAAACTAGGACCAAAAATAATTACAAATGTGAGTGGTGAGCTTGATAGGACTCTCACTATCAAGGGCTTTGCCTCACTACCTCGAGATTCTCAACTCAGAATTTTCACAAAAAGATTTACATCAGCTGGGTTGGCTAAAGCAGATCTTGACCAGATTTTAGTAGCAGCCAGTAAACCTGGAGTCAACATCAAGGAAGCAATAGAAAAGGCTGTGAGAGCAATCCTTCCTGATCTGAAACTAGACCTGAGTTAAGCAGAGTCTTTCTTGACTGATAGCTAATATGACTAGAACCCAAATACTTATAATGATGCACACCTATGAAAAGGATCTTCAATATGATAGGATTGTGTAATCATAACTATATCAATTCGGATGAAGCAATATCATTATAGTTACCAATATTTGTATTTTTGTATTTTTGTATTCATATCATTAATAAAAAGACAAGTCAAACAAAGCTCTTTAAATTGCACAGCATTTTATCTCAATTTCTATCCGCTATCGTTTTTAAGGATGACTACAAGTAGTCTGACATCTCTGGATTCAGCAAGAACCTACATCTCATTGTATCAGCTAAGATTTAGACTGATGAATTCGGAAACCTTACAATCAGTGAATGTGATAATACCGGTATGCAGGGGTCCTCCAGTATCGAAGATAGCAGATGAGGTAAATACTCTAATGCGGAGGTGTGTTGGAATGTCGAGATATATTGTAGGATCCCCATGTAAACTCTACCTGATGCCAGATGAAGATATTGTTAATGATCTTAAGAATCGATTCAATATGGAGTTCTTGATGCCAATAAATCAATCTGGATTCTTCGTCAATGTCAGTAAAATCAGCGGAATCTCCAACTCAATGCTTATTGAAATAGGAGAGTTGATCCCTGAAATTGCTTCAGTAATTATGACTATGGAGCTGGCGGATCACTTGATTGAATACAACTGGGAATAATAAAGTAAAGACAGATAGCAATTGCTGGGTACAAAGAATTTATGCAGAGAATACTCATCAAATAATAGGAAAGAACGAGAAAAGCACTCAAGCAGGATACAGCACATGTTATGTACTATTTAATTGAAGATGCTGTTTCACTTTAAATCATGCAACATTCTGGAATAAGGTATTGATGCACATATAATATTCTTATAATGTGTTCTGTTAGACAAAACTGTATTATAATATTCGATGACACCTGATACTTTGTGATTTCCTGTAATCTACCTATGATATGATGGTAGAGTGAAGCATTTCATAGTTGATATACAATCAATTGTAAAGCAATCTATTAATAAAAAGACAAGTCTCCAAAGGATCTTAAATTACATCTTATCAGAATAAGGAATTCCTAGTGATTCATCAATCCTTGAATGCCCAGTCAGAGATAAGGCAACTATAAACATGATTGCCTTATATACTGTCCTTCTTTTTGTCAGTATGTCTTACGAAGCAGCAGGACTGACTCCCGGGAATTCCTTAGTAATTGAAGAATTAGGGTTATTGCTTGAACCAGAAGGCTTACTAGTTGGATCTTATGAAGATAGGTATGTCCACTTGGTGTATGACTATAACCATATTCCATTCCAGAAAAATGCCTCTTGCGGAAGGTCAAACAATCCGGCTGTGCATGGTGAAGAAAGGGTTAAGTCACTAGAGAACCTTTTGAAGTTAATATTCCGTAAACCAGAAGAAGATTCAGGTAAAATACCCTGCATCAGTGGTTCATCCAACTGCACTTCCGCCCAACCAGGGTTGGGCAACCGGAAAAAGAGGTTCCTAGGAACTCTATTGGTCGGCCTCACTAGTTTATTTGGAGTTGGGACAAGCTTGAGTAACACCATCACCTTGCGTGAGCAAGAAGCCGCTATTAGCTTTTTAAAGACACAAGAAAGTATTGTGGAGAGGTCTATAGCTGTTTTGCAATCTACCTCACAAAAGACAATTCAAGCTTTAGATAATTTGTATATCTTGAGCAAAAATGAGTTTCAAAAATATGACAAGTATTTTCGGTATATGGAATGTGAACTGATTAGCGAACACTATGAAATACTTTATCATGAAATGTTGAGAGTGTTGGAGAGCCGGATAAAGGATCTTATTGGGGCCCTATTAACTGGTGATGTCAACCCTGGTATGATACCCATTGAGTTACTGAGATCAATATTGTCCACACCTCAAGGTCTGGACTCCAATTATTTGTCTGACAACCCATCCATCATTTACCAGGTAGGAAGAGTTTATCCAATTTCCTTAAATGTCGACAAGAAAAGGATTCATTTCCTTCTCCAGATTCCAATTATTAAGTCTTCAGATGTAACACATCTATACCACATTCTGAATTTTGGATTCTCATTAGACTCAAAAAGCAATAAGCATGGGATCTTGAAGATTCAAGAACAAATAGGGCTACTACATCATAATGACATCTTATGGCCTCTGTCTATAAGACAGGACTCATGTGCAAAACACAACAATATTCTCTTCTGTAGATTTCATCCTATTCACAAGACAATAAAACAAGATTTTATGAAGGATCTGATCAACTACAATATCTCTACAAATAGGACTGTCAATATACATGACATAGCCGAGGATGTCCATGTTGTGGACAGAGGATCATCTTATTTAGGCGTCTCTACATGGGCAGACAAAACCAACATAATACACACACGAAGCGGAATATCCATCCTAAATTGTAAGACTTATTCTCTAATTAAGAAGATTAGAACTCATGTCTCTGTCAGTAGTGAACATACTTGCAGACATTACTTAACCTTTGTGGCTTACACATCATTTGAAACATTAGTTGTTCATGGAACTGTGATTCAATCACCTCTGATAACCAACATAGTAGAGCACTTGAGTTACAACATTGATGGACTTGAGGACCTTTCTATTCCGCCCACATTAGACATACAAGCATGGGAGAAGTTGTCTGTGGTACTAAACAAAACAAAAGAGTTGTCAACACAGCAATCCCATTACCAAGCAATGGAACAACACCTGAGTAATCCTTGGGTCAACTTGGTGTTAATAATCATATCATTTTCATTAATGGTTTTGATAATTGGGATTGGTTATATAACATTCAGAAGGCTTACTTTGCACAAGAGAAAGATCACAAATACACAGGAATTGTCACTAGCAATGTCGAGTTTGTTGAAGAAGCAACATCAGGAAATGTTGTTGCCATATCAGGTTGAAAAGATGTGATTGATGAAGTTCAACTACTCTTTAAGGTCATACAAAATATATAATGTATCTTATATATAACAATATACACATTATGATGTCTCATTAAACAATTCGTACAAACAGAATTTCATGAGAAGACATGTAATTGAGTAATCATGGTTCTTTGTTGTCAATGCCAATTGGTATCTGCTTAGTGGCCAGAATCTCGATATATATTCATATCACTCAACTTGCCATAGTATCCAATTGATTGTGGTAACGTGGTTTGAAGCCATGTAGAATGAGAAACTCATTCTTGAGAGATCTCTTTGATTTCCATTATATCAAGTCTCTAATTAGTTACATCAATTCTTTTGAGTCTTTAATTTGTTAGAATCAGTTGATCCTTAGCAAGATCCCATGCTTCCTACGAGAATGAGTAACTTAACGTTCGATATGGAGGAGCAAACAATGAATAAAAAGACAAGACTTCCACAGGATTATGCAAACATGAGATGTTTACCATCAATTATTTTACCCATTGTTAGATTCCAGTCTTTAGAATTATTTTTCAAATTCTTAGCAACTGAAAAGTGATCTATAATATAAGTAATTAACCAAAATACGATCAATCAATATCTACACTTTATCACTGTGTGTTACATTGTTTTAGGGCTGTAAGATTCCTAATGAAAAGTAGCAGTTTCTGATGTTGCATGTCGAATTTCTTCTACGAGTGGTTAACATCGAGGGCTAGAACACTTCTTTCTTCATTTTTGACCAGTACTCGGTTCTGGAGGACTCACTCATTGAATTCAATCATGGCAGAGGACGCAAAAAGAGATGATGAACTAGTGGGACAAATGTGTGAGATCCACATGAAAACAGGTTTTTGTGTGTTTGGAAGTTTATGTAACAAAAATCATCCGGAAGGTGTTAAATTCGACATGAAATATCTTCCGATACATTTGTCTACCATGTCGGAACAAATTAATCACTTGATAAAATTGAATCATGAGAAAGATAAATTGATTCAAAAATTACAAGATGAAAGTCTCACTGTCTTAACATTTGTGGAAAGCCTAAATAAATCATTGGAGCTCTATGGCTTGACAGTATTGCCAACTGGGGCAGTAGAGAGGGACAAAAAAGCCATCAAAGGTGTGGATGCCATACAAAAAGTTAAGAGACTATCGGAGCGGTGTGCAAAAACTAGCAATGAAGAAGTAGATTGATAACATACAGTATATGAAGAATCCAAACCATATTAGGAACTTCGTTAATGCTAATCTTTTTACCGTAACATCCAAAAAAACATCTAGAAGAACTTTGCGGAGCTGAAGACAGACTTTCCTTGTCTTATTGTGTATATCTCAATCTGTGACATATATCACATCAACTTACCAGCTATCCGACACTTATATTAATAAAAAGACAAGTCCAAAATGGATATCTTAGATGACTGGGATGAAATAAACTTTCAGAAAGGCCCTTTTATACCAGACTTGACTTTAGCAACAGCAATTAGAGATGATACCACAAGATATATATGTGAATATCTTAATAGTAGAGATTTAGCAAAAGTTCCCAGTAGTCTGAGAGAGACTTGTGTTTTAGCAGGCCACTCTGTCCCTGTAGGGAAAATAGCTAGAGTAGCTACTCCTAGTATATATCCCCACTTGTGGACTGTATCTGATCCAGACTTGAAATGTCACTACAATATAGACAAGTTTTTGAAGAACAGCATTCCTTTGGCCAATACCCTGACAAGATTGGCAGAGGAGACATTTGTGAAGGAGTTAGAAGGGAAATGGACAAAGGATGTCAAAAGAATGCCAAGTCATACACTTGATGAAGACTCCTTGCAGTTGCTATTATTAAGAATGAATTGGATACGAGTCCGAGATATCATGTACAAGGCCCAAACTCAAAAAAGTAAAATGAACAAAATGATTTTAGGCATAAATAACTATCGATCAATTCAGATTAAAGATTTCTTGTTCATAGAGATAGACAGCATTGTTCATGTTCTCTCTTATCACCAAGTGCTGATGATTGTGGACACTTTAACCTCCCGATTTTTATCATTAGAGATGTGTAAAATACTGGGAAAGATGGGTCTCTCATACTTACCCCCAGCAAAATTTCTACGGGAACTGTATGAATTTGGTGACAATATTTTGAGGATTCATGGCAACAATGGATACAAGGCTCTATCAACTTGGGAATCAATATGTACAGGTATATACCTAAAAAATCATGAAATTCTTGACATCTCCAAGAATTATTTCGAGGGAGTGATCAAAGACTTAGATGATGACATAAGAAAGGTCTGTCAACAATTATATAAGTTGATTGACAAAGGTCACCTTAATGCAAATCAGATATTTGAGATATTCGGTTGCTACAGGCATTTTGGCCATCCCACTGTAGATGAAGTGGCAGGCTGCAAGAAGTTGAAGGACACCACTCGTGTCAAAAGAGAAATTGATGAGGCCACATGCAGGATGGCAGCTGGAGGATTTGCTAGAGGGTTTATTCTGAACTTCATTCAAAAAAGAGGGAGATGGCCGTCACTTGAAGTTGAGAACGGATGCTCGAATGCCTTCAAAGAATATGTTTCTAAAAGACCTCTAAATTTGAATGAATTTTCTGCAAAATTTGATATCAAAGACTGGAGCTATATACGGTTCCACAAAGAGTTTGAGTTTGATTATTTCCAAGATTTCACGGAGATATTATCAGACAAATCAATCTCACCAAGCATGAACTCATGGACATCTGTATATGAACAATCCCTGTTGTCGGAAGAGTGGAAAACTTTAACCATGGAGAATAGGAGGGTGCTGATTGACGTATTGAAGAATCCAGAGTTTTCTATAAGGAAAATTATGGAAACTATAATGAATGATGCTGTACCCAGTCACTGGTATATAGTGGGGCTTCACTCTAAAGAACGAGAGATGAAAATAGAGTCCCGGTTATTTGCCATGATGGTATTACAGATGAGATTGTATTTTGCTGTTACGGAGGCAAACATCTCCAAAAACATTTTTCCATACATTCCTCAGCAAACTATGACTATGGGAGAACCTGAGTTATATAATCATTTAATGTCCATCTCAAAAGAGACCACTTGCACTAGACAAGAAGTAAGTGACAGTACCAATAGTCCGAATCATTCAATAGAGAGCCCTGAGGGAAAGAGAAGGAGAACTCACAGAGGAAAAAGGAAGAAGAAGAGACCAAAGATAGAGAGTGTAAAGATCACTGGTTCTTTAGATTTCAAAAAATGGAATTGGTATCAGTCATTCTTGGCCAATTTCTTGGTGTTCCAGATGCTTGAAGATCTTATGGGGGTTCCCAACCTATACAATTTCACACACAAGTTCTTCCAGCAATCGTGGTTCTACTTATCATCAAGATACTGCCCTCCAAAGTACTGCAAAAGAGATGCGGATACCAACAAGGGAAACTCCTCTTCAAAAGGCGCCAAGGTCAATGATATCAATGTCTTATTACAGGAAGAGGATGAGTGCTCTTGGTTTGGGCAGTATGGAGGTTGCGAAGGGTTAAGGCAAAAAGGATGGACTACCACGACTATTGGATTGTTGATTGCTTTAGAGCATATTACAGGCATCAGAGCCACCATCACTGGCCAAGGAGATAATCAAGTACTGATGATAGAAATGCCTGTTGACAAACCTGATTGCACTGCAGCTGAGTATCTAAGAAACCATAAGGATGAGGCTGAGAAGCGGTTGCAGGACTACTTCACCAAACTGCAAGAGTTGGTGAAAGGAATGGGATGGGAATTGAAGGCAGCTGAAACCTGGTTTTCAACCTCCCTAATCAACTATGGGAAAGAAATTCTTCATAAAGGAATATTTCTATCAGGAACTTTGAAGAAAATTAGCAGAATGTACCCAGACATGTCAGATTGCTACCCCAATTTGTCATCACGAATTGCATCGTTGTGTTCAACTGCACATGCATCTTGCCAAAAATCTTTCACTATATTCCCCATCTTATGGTTGATGTATTTTGAACTGACTCTGACTGTCCAAAAGGAGATTCACTCAGGAATATTGCTTGGCGATAAATTATATAAGATCTGCAAGGCTAATAAGATTGAGCTGGACCTACCCTTTTTCATTTTCCTATTCTCTTTTCCCAAGGATTTCGGAGGTTATCCTTCTCTAAATCCCTTTGGTATGATTTATAGAGGACATCCAGATCCAGTAACTAATGATATCGAGTGGCTCAAAGTGATACGTAAGTCTGTACCTTGGGTTGATGAATTGTTGAAATGGGCGTTCTCTGGAGAGGGGTTTTCTCAGAAAACAAATTACTCCTTACTTATACAAGATCCTGTTTCCTTAAACTTCCAACTCCCATCCAGTCCTATTACTATTACGCGAAAGCTTCTTGAGAACACAGTCAATGCTTTCTCACAAAATCGAGACATCCAAAAACTATTGAGTTTTTTAAGTGGACGGGAGGAGGAAGTCATCATCGAGTACCTGATGACAACAATTCCACTCTCTCCTAGAGTCCTCAATGAGATTTATAGACACACGACTGTCGGTGCTGCACGAGCGTTTCTAAATATATTTGTGGAGATGAGAACTACCAAAAACATGATGTCGGCGCAGCAGGCCCACCAGTACTTGTCATCAATAGAGATCACTGAATTAAATTGGTTTGAGCACATAGCAAAAATTTATATACTGGTAACAAGATGTATTGACAAAAATAGATCTGAAGTTCTTGAAGCCCAACCCTGGTTCTCCAGTTGTGAAGACTTTTGCTCGACACTGTATATACAATCTATCAGGGATAGGTCATGGAAGAAGGAGATCCATCATGTAACAACTCCATCACCGCATCATCAATCTCAAATGGTTACTCAGGAACCAGGAAGAAATAGTGACAGTGACCCAGAAGAATACATGGAGTACTTTCTGCTCCATGCATCAATCGTTTCCGATGGATGTGTAGACTTAAATAAGGGTGTGGAACCTCCTTATTTTGGCTCACGCACCCAAGAAAAACGATCATCTCAGACACTACCCATTCAAAAAAATGATAGAAGTCTTGAATCAACTAAAAAATTGGCTCGTCTATTAGATTGGGTGTGCGCTAGAGATTCAAATCTAGGTACATTCATACAATATGTAATCAACTCGAGAACCGACTTATCTCCTGAAATTACAACTTTGATTGCTGGAGAGAATTATGGAGGAAGTATTCAACATCGATTTGAGGATGTTATCACGAAACACAGTGCATCATTGAATAGTCGGGCCAACTTCTCAACGAGAATATACTTTTCATCAGACGGGATGGGGAAATATGGCGGTTCAGGCCTCAATTATCCTCTTCACTACCAAGGGTGGATACTACACTCAATTGCAGTCGCCTCAAATATAATGGCCTGTATTCCTGGGAATCATATGATCCAATTTTCCTGGAAACAAATGCCTAGATGCACTCATTGTCTTTACCCACTAACAGAGGTTTTCATTGATAGCACAGAAAAGTCCGTGCCTAAGGTCTCAACTGCTAAGGATTGTCTGATTCTCTACAACACTTCGAGTGTTATATTTCAGGGGCTAGACTTAACTCCATTGAGATTGGGTGAAGTGGTGTTTCCTGATTTCAGAAAACTCAACAATGAATCTCAAAAATGCTGTGCAATTGCATGGATTCTACTAGGAGAATCCATTAATGTTGATGCGCCTTATGTTGTCTCATTTTCTAATATAACTGTGAAGAGGCATGTATCCTCTAAGATCTCCCAATCTGTTTTCACTACAGTTGGCATGTCTTTCCTTCTCCTATCATTTGCAAAAATCTTTGTGTCTTTTTACTTGATGCATGCACTAGAAGTTGTAGACACATATCATGTGAGTCTCAAGCATGCTTTTAGAATTATCCTTCACTCACTATCCAACTCATTGTGGAAATCAGTCAGACCAGTCATGTTGATGAAGGGGGTATGGTCACAGTTTCTATCAATTAAGGAGGTTACACCTCCATCAAGTGAGGTTTACAATAGACCAAATCACTTGGACTCTTATCTGTACAGACTGATATCACATCATATAGATATCATATGGGAAACCAAGGATTTTGAGATATCTTTATTTGCGACTACCTCTGGGATAGATACAAATAGATTACTTAAAACTTGGGCCCACAGTCTGGAGTTGTATTCATTTTGCTCAAGTGACTTACCATTGGAAAGCATAAGAAAAATATTTGGATGTACATGGAAAGAGATTGGAGAAACTGAGGGACATAAAATAAGTCATACAAATTACTTAAGCAAACTCAATGAGGTTTGTAGACGATCCAAGAACACCAGAATCCCTGACTTCCGACGTCGCTACAAGTTTATTCTTTCTGGATCAGGAGCAGAACCATGGATGAAAGCACCAACACACCGGACCTATAATCAAGATATCAGAGATATATCAATGGCACCATCAACCCAACCCACTAAGGTTCAAAGGTTCTTTCAATGTGCTGCGCTCAAGAATGTGTATGATAACTTCTTTACTAGACAGAGACAAAACCCAATAAAATCCAAATTAGGTGTATCTGTTCAAACAGAACCTGTCTTGAACAAAGTCCGAAAGAGGCATGATCATGCTTACAGATTAACCGGCAATTACAGCACTGCTCATTACAAGTATGCTTGCTTATACAAAGTAGCTGGTATTCAAACTTGCCATTACTCTGTTCATCTTGCAGAAGGGGCAGGAGGGTTGGCCAACTTCACCAGTAGACTATACCATACTAAAATCATCTATTACAACAGTCTGCAAGACTTGTCGACATTTGTTCCTCAACGGGCTCATGGTTTCACCCCAGCTGCATTACAGAAACTTACTGAGGAAATTGGAACTCAAATTCATGGAGTCCATGATTCTCTCGCTTCCGGAGGAGATTTGTTGACAGACGAAGGGTTAAACACTGTTAAACACAGCTTGTCAAAGTTGGGAGATCCTGACTTGATCACATGCGACGCTGAATCTAGTGGTTCTTGGTCAGTAAGTGAGGCGGTAGAGTTAGCAAGAAAAGTAGGATCATTGATCTTCGACTTGAAGGCGAGCTCTTGGGTGTTTTTCAAGACATACAACGAGAATCCTACTGTTTTAGCCAGGCAGATTCAAATATTTTTGCATCTTTCTGACAAAGTATACTGTGTGGTACCTGCATTTAGCTCAAATGAATGTTATGAGTGCTTTTTGATGTTCAAGTCTGAACCAAGTATGCATCAAACAATAGGATCAGGGTCCACAACCTTCGAAAGGTTAGATGGGGAAAACTTGAAGACGTTATATGCTTTGAACAAGAAAAGAATATCTCCTCACCCCTATCAAACATGTTTGAACAGAAGAGACATATTGACACTTCATTCAAGTATGATTGATTTAGGTATTGGATGGAATCTAGGAGTTGCGTTGACGAATCTTTCTAAAGGTGTCGTGATCGAACCCCAATTCTGGAGTGATCCCTTCTCAGAAATAACACGAGCCATAAGTGTACTTTATTATGAAATAGTGGAGAGGGTCTTAAGCTTCCAAAAAGTATACAAGAATGAGAGGCTGGGCATCATTGAACTTCAACAAAGAGGAATGTCGAAAATAGAGAGCACAATCCTCCTATCTAAGTCTGAAGCATTGTTGAATCTTCAAATAGTAATGCATGTCTTGAATCATCTTAAATTGCCGGATGATTTGAGGGACAAATCATTGCGATTGTTTCATGATGGAGAGGTCATTTTTCAATATGATCTGTCTTATTGGGAATGGATTAGCACATATAGCAGAGACATACAGAAGGTGCTAGGTTTTGTTCATTTGGGAATGAGCTTATGAAATAAATTAATAAAAAGACTAAGACCAGTGATGTATACTACAACTATTTATGTATCTATCTATACGAGTATTTGTGCATGTTTACATATTCCAGTGTATAACCACACACAGATACATACACAAATCCAAATATCTTACACATTTGTCATTCTGCTGTGTCTATTTAATAGGTTCTATATATATATATATTTCACACCCTCTGCATAAATTTCATTAGCTATAACCATGTAAATTTTGTATATC